GGAATACGTAGCCGAACGTATCCGCAAGTAACGTGATTGCCGCGACAAGATGCTTGAAAATGTCCATGAGCGTCGGCATGGTATTCAATTCATTCGTCGCCGCAAGCTCGTCGTGAATGTTGCCGGAAATGATGTCGCCGCCCAACGGACAAACGATGCCCGGGTAGCTCATCGTCGGGTCGATAATCTTGCAAAGGAATATCGTGGAATCGATCACGGTGCGCAGCCGGCGGCGCGCAATTGCGAGATTGTAGGAATTGACGCCGCCAATCTGCGAGGGGCGCACCGACTCGCCCCAATGTAGATCAGATAACATAACCTTTGGCACGCCCGGCGCCTTGGCCTTTTTGGGCTCATAAACCCATTTCGGCAATTGCAACTCTTGGGTTGCCAACTTGGCCGTGCCCACGAAATCACGCAATGCGCTTGCCGTGCTCGCTTCCGTGTGCGCCTCCTCAAGCTGCCGGCGTAAGTCGGCAATGATCGTTGCGGGGTCGTGGAGGGCCTTAAACTCGGCCGCCGTGCGTGCCTTGGTCATGTCTATTCCTTAGTTCCAGGGGGCGATTTTCGCAGACGGGCCGCGACTTTCGAATCCCCAAACCATACCCGTTTTTCGCCCTTATCGCCACCGCTGCGGGTATTCGGGGCCATAAACCAATATTTCGCAAACTCAGGTAGATCGCGGTACGCGGCCATCTGTGCGCCCTGAACGCCGCAGAGCGCTCGGAACCCTTCGTCATACTCGTAATGCTGCGGGCCGACCTCTAAGAGTTTCGCCAGGCCCGCCCGAATCTTCGCCGGTATGATGACGTCCTTGTCGTGAGCGGCCTTGAAATCGTCAACGGTGCGGGGCTTGGGTTTCGCTGATACTGCCATGTCTGTCAATCTCCTCGTCGTGGTTTTACAAGTGCCCCGCGATGGTAACGCGGAACGGGTTTCAAAGGATTTTCGATTATCTCACGGATACGGGCGCCCGTGCCCTGCGTAGCGATACGTTCTTGCAAGGCGGCGTCGCGAACTTCGCGTAGCGACTGTTTACGGATTTTCATCGCTTAATGTGTTTCTTGTGGAACCACATGGCCGTCAGCGCTCCAAGACACCCGCCGCTACCGTTTGCTAAGACAATGGGCCACGTCCACCCGGAATGGGCGATAAACGCAACGATGAAAATATCTACGACGGCCATGCAATACGATGTAGGCACGATCCACGCGTAGTTATCGAATGCGACGTTGCGTTGTTGCAGAGCCCTCAACATAACGTAAATGTACGTCGCTCCAAACATTTCGGCTATTTGCATGTGCCGGCGAGACTGCCACGGCCTGACGTTGCTGTCAACTATTTCCCGGTTTTCGCCTTGATCGGAACGGCCGGTTTCGCCTTGGCCATCTTGAGATCATGCTTACGGTCGAGGTCGTTTTGCTCGGCCTCGTGGTCGCGATTCTTTTGCGCCTCGTCGGATTGATCGGGCTCAGGCGGCGCGTTCGGGTCCGCTGCGGGTAGGCCCGTTTCGGGGTCAATACCCGGATCCGCCTCGAGCTCGGGCGCGGGGCCGGTCAGATTCGAATACCCCGAATCCGGATCACCCTGGAGGCGCACACGCGCTTCGTCGGGCGATATCACGCCCGCGTTGATGTAGCCCGTGTCCATGTCGGCGTCAGATTTCCGTATCTCGCTCAGTTCCTTCTCGGTCGGCTCATCCAGCGTGATCCAATGCACCACGAGGTCGTCGTCAATTTTGCCGTGGACCGAGCATTGAATCGCTTTCAGCAATATTTCAAGATTGGGCTGCCCGATACGTACCTGCATGGCGCCGACCCGGTCGTACCATACTGTGATTTCGCCCTCACTGGATGCGTTCAGACCCGAGGGCGTGATGCCCGTCAGCTTGACGAGGGGTACGCCCCACACGGCCGCCATATGCTCTTGAGATTGCGCTTGCAGCTTGTCGAGACTCGCCAACGTGGCCTCGGCAAACTTCAGTTCCTCGTCATCCTTGCTCACGGCCGCAATGGCTTGATTGTTGCGCATCGCCGTAAACGCCTGTAGACGGGCGAGCAGTCCTGAACCGGGCTCGCCGCCCTCCTCAAGCGTGGCCGCAAGATTGGTCGCAAGCACGGGAATCGAGAAATTATTGACCAAGTCGTTGACGGCCTTACGGGTTCGCAGCCACATGTTCACGGCCAATTCGCCGAGTTGGATCATCGATATGCCGCTGAAATTGTACGCCGGCTTGAGCAAGTCGGGCACTTCGCGGCCAATGAACGTCAGAATGCGGTCGCTATGGGTTTTGCGCCCCATGATGTACCACGAGGTCGGCTTGTAAAAATCCGTGCGCTCGGGGTACTGCGCGTTCCACGAATAAGGCGTGGACCAATACGGCTCGAAACACTGAATCGATTTCAGGCTGCCGCGCGGGATGCCGGCCGGCGATATGTCAAGGGGCAATTGCCGTTTGTTTTCGTCGGCGTCACCGATATTCAGATAAATCTGCCCCCGGCCGAATTCGCAGTCGAGGAGGAACGCCCGGTAGAAATTATCGCGTACTTTGAGCCGCTCGCACTCGGCCATAATTTCCGCGATCTGCTCGGTTTTGTCGCCGCCGGATTTCGACCGCAGTTCGAACCATTTGCGGGTCATCTCGGTCGCGATCGTCTCGCACGGCTCGCGGTATTCGGATATCTGTGTGAGTTCAGCGAGGTAGGGGTACCCCGGAAACCATAGCCCGCCGGCAAACCCTTGAGATTGCCCGAGGCCCCACGAGGGGGCGAACGGGGCCGAATCCATGGCCAGCGACGTCCGGCGCACCTCGCCCGGGAGAACGGTGTCCATGGCCAGCGCTGCCGTACTGCGCGGGAGGACGGCCGGCGGCAAATCGGGGAACGCATAGACGTTCGCTGGCCGGTCGGGCCGTACAGGATGGATTAATTCGCCGGCCTGGATTTGCTGCGCGATGGCGCGCAATGACCGGGAAATGACCATCGGCGGGCGAACGGGAGTCGTGGCGAGGGCGGCCACGAGGGCAGCGGGTGCGGTGTTTTCCATCGTCAGAGGATATCAGGAACGGCCCGAAATTGGGAATCGACCGCCGGCCCCGTGCAATAGGACGGGTTGCACCCCGCTAGGTACTAGGCATACCAGCCGGCGGTCGTAGGTCGGAATAGTACATGTTCCCGGGAACTTTGCAAAGTGTGACCGATGTCGCGAAATAGGAGTTGACACGCGTGTCAGGTTGTACCAGAATGGCGCCCATGAAGTACGTAATTATTCGCAGCGACAAAACCGACAAGTTCACTATGCACGCGATTACGTGCCAAGTCGCGGTTAAGCACTATGGCGACAAAATGATTGCCCGCATATCCGAGAACGCGCCTGAAACGACAGTGCAATGCATGGCCGAAATGGCGCAATACGCCGACGAGTGCGGTTGGAACGAATGCCCGAAAGTTAAAATCTGCAAATGTGCCAAATAGGAGTAAAGACGATGAAATACGCAGTAATTCCGTACAGGCGAATATTAGGCCGCAGTACCCGCCTCATGTGGCAAGTCGTCAATCACGAGGCCGGCCTAAACGAACGCGCTTATCCGCGCGAGGTTATCGCCGCATGCATGGACAAACTCAACGCTGATCGTATCTGCGCGATGTACAACGGCGTTGGCGTGTATCCGGATAACATCGATGCTGTACGGGCCGAGCGCGACCGCGCACAGAAACAGCGGCAACTGGCAATCGACGAACGCGATAATCTCATAGCACTTCTAGATATCACGAAGGCCGCGCTAAGCGAATCGCGCGAGATAGCCCAGCGATATGCCGCCGAACGGGACGCGTTAGCCACGAAACACGCCGAACTGCAGGCTATCAATTCCGGCTTGCTGTCTGACTTGATTGCGGCCCGCCGAGAACGGGACGAGGCGCGCAAACCAGCCGAACCGCACAGTTCCGTCGCTGCCGCCGTCCGAGGGCTACAAGCCGCCGCTGACTGTGTATTCATTCATCCCGACGCGCGGGCCGCGTTCGCAGCGCTCGCTAAGGTGTATTCGTCATGAGCGAATACGACGCGAACCAGTGGCTCACGCAGCAGAAACAGCGGCAACTGGCAATCGACGAGCGCGATAATCTCATAGCACTTCTAGATATCACGAAGGGCGCGCTAAGCGACTCGCGCGAGATAGCTCAGCGATATGCTGCCGAACGGGACGAATTACGGGCCGCACTCAACAACGCCAACGAACGGGCCAAATACTGGGAGGAGCAAACCGCGATCGCGCGCGACGCCATGGCGCCCGTGCGGGCCTTACAGTCTCGTGTCGAGGCGGCGTTAAAAATTCTTGAGGAGGGCCGCAAATCATGAGCGAATACGACGCTAACCAATGGCTCACGCAAAACGCCGCGCCCGATCCGGTCGATCCGCTCGAACAGACGCAACGCATGCCGGTCAGCCATCGCCGGTATCGGCAGTGTGAGGCGCGCGTACAGAATTGGCAGGCCCTCGACGAGCAGATTATGCAAGATCAGGCCAACGCCGAGGTTGACCGGCTCGTGCGGAAACAAGGGTGGGCAATCACGGTGGCCGAGCCGTCCGACCTCGATCGGCGCGCTCGGCAATCTCCGCGCGCGACGCTGCATTACTCAGGGACAACGAAGCCATGAACCGCAACCGCTATCACGCGTTCCCGTGGCAGGAGGGCGCCCCGTATTCAGGGGAGCTTGAGTACCTCGGCTGGCGGGCGTATGGACATAATAATTCTGGTAGAAAAATTGTGACGCGCGACACTTCAGGAACTGACAAGCGTGTCGATAATACTACCCATGAACACGCAAATAGAACGCCGCAAAACACCCCGCCCGATGTCACGCCCGGAACGCGAAATTCGTCATGAACGTCGCCTATACTGGATTGCCATTGTGTGCGGTATCAGCGCCGGGCTGTTCCCGGCTTATGTCCTCGCCGTTATGGAGTTTGTGAAATGACACGTCGAACTGAAGGACCGAAACGCCGCGCTGAGAAATGGGCTGACGATGCGATATATAGGCGCACGTCGGATGAATCTATGCGCCAGCTGCTTGCCGCCGCCTACTTGGCCGGCTACCGTTCGGCCGCCCGGGCGCGTAGGATTGAACGACCCAAACCGAGGAAATAATCACGTGAACTTAGGCCGAAAAACAATCTGCGGGCGGTCTCTATCGCGCGCCGTGCGGGATTACACGCCCTTGGAACTCGCCGCCATTTTCTATTGGATGCGCGAACGAGACGCTGGCTACCCGCTGAACATGGCCCTCTATCGCCGGCTGCAGCCCCTGTGAACTCCTACGCCGTTACGGTCGGACTCGCGTGCATCCGACACACCTACGTCCTGCGGGCCGCCAACCTGCAGGACGCTGCCGACCTGACGCGCGTGTGGGACGTGGTCCGTATCGTGCGGCTCGGACGGCCAGTATGACCCGTCAACAAGCCGCTACGGCCCTATGGCACGTCAACAAGATCATGATCTGGGCGTGCCTAGTGGGCGGCGTCGGGCTTCTGCTCGGGCCGTAGCAGCAACTCGACGGCCTGCGCTCGGGCGTAGTCGGCGGCAATCGCAAGCTCGCAATGGTTCGCCTCAATGCGATTCAGGAACTGCCGACCGATCACGATAGCCCATATTGGGGGCGTTTCGAGCCGTAGCGCGAGGCCGCACTCAGCCGAAATCGTTATGTCGTATTGCCGCCAAATCCAGCCGGCCACGAGGATATCGACGCAACGGGCGATCGTTACGGCGTACCCGCGATTGAATTTGACGGCCGTCGGCGTCACATGCCGCCCCAATTATCAACGAGGAACGAGAACCCGCCGGGCGGCAGTACGGCAACCTTGGCCTGAATCGAGCCCTTGAGAATCGACGGACTGTGATCCACGCCCGTGATATCGGTCATCAGCGCGGCCTTGGAAAATAGGAATTCCTCATAGCCGTCCGTCGCCTTGGTAAACAGTGTATCGGTTGCCGTCTTGATGGGCGTGTCACCGGCCGTGAGAAAACTCATGCTGAACTGCGTACCCTTGGGGGCGCTCACGCTGCATACGATGCGCGAAGACGTGCCGAAGTTCAGATACGGGCCTGCCGGGTTCGCCGAGGGCTGAAAACCGCCCCACGGGGCTGTCAGCGTGACTTTGACGCATGCCGCGTTGCCGTGGCCGCCGTCGATCACGTCCGCATGCGCGTCGGTCGCCGCGTACGAATAGTCCTGCGGTTCGAGCGGCGTCTGTCCGTTTTGACATATGACTGTCAACAGTGTCGGGGCAACGTACGCCGGCGGCGGGGGCGGCGTGACCACAACCGCGGGGGCCGTGACAGTGTAGCCGGCGGCAACGAGCGCTGCGGCGAGTACGGCCGGATCGACAGAAATATTAATCATGGGTGTTCCATATGGTGTGAAATTTGACGCGGGCCCGAGCGTTACGAGCCACCACCGGGGGAGTCGCCCGAACCCGCAACGCTCAAGCCGCGCGCGAGTTCAGGGAATACTCGAAACCGACGCCACCATATCAGGGCGTCGGGGGCATTGGCAACCCCGGGGGCGTCGCCGGGTAGACGGTCAATACGCGCATGTCCTTGCAATGGGCCGCGAATTTCTTAGCGTACGCGCCAGCGTCTTCAAGATTCGCAGCCTGCACGCCCTGCGTAACCTCTTGAATGTACGTGACGACGTACTGTTTCACGCGCCCTGACTCTTGAGCCGCGCCAGCGTGAGCCGCGCCGTTTCGGCATCGCACACGTTGCACGGACAGGAAAACGAGTGCTTGTGGTTATCGCGCTCGTGCTGAGCACGGGCCGCCAGAAGTAATTCGTCGGCGCGGTCAAAGAGAGCAAAAGCTTTCGCGAACAGATCCTTTCGGCCTGGCGCGTCCGGCTCATCGCTCGGATTGGGCGGGGCGGGCTTGACGGCAAACGGGTTGGCTGCTTTGAAAAACTTTTTCAGTGTGGATTTATCGACGTACGCGGACATGGCTATCCCGTAATGACTGGAATGACATCCGCCGGGTTGTGGTGTGTGACGGCCGCGCCGATCGCGATTTGCGACAACAGCGGGTCGGCAGCGTGTGCCGTGATATACCCCGCAAGCCACGGGCACGCGTTGACATCGACGATATTGGTCGTACTGGCCCGCAGCGCTACGGACTGGCGGAACCCCGTGCCTGGCGGTTGTGTGCCGTCTCCACGAGCCGCGTACGTAGTAAACCCCGTGGAGGCTGCGCTGTAAAAACTCTGCGGCGTGACGGCGACGGGGGACGAAACGTATTTGAGGGAAACGGTCATGCCGGGCAGTCTACTGCGGGCCGCTGACCATGGCAAGCAGACGATTTGATTTTTTACGCGGGCTCGTATGGCCTCTCCAGCACGGTTTCATCTGCTTATTATATTTGAACCTGACACCATTGCCAATAAACTTCCCATGTTATTCATTGACGACTTGCGCGGGGCCATGGCCATGAGTACGGCATCGGCCAAATCGGGCGAGCTCACGTCGTCAGGGTTCTTGTCTACCTGCGTTTTGCCCGTCAGCGTTTCCTTGGCCGTGGCCTGCGATAACTGCGATACGAGCAAATCACGCAGGGGCAGGTCGCCAGGGATACACAACAGCCGCTCAGGATCGTACGGCTTGCCCCGCCGGGCCTGCCACGCCGCGTAACACGCGAGGCGCCCCTCGTACCAGGTTTGCGCCTTGCGATTGGCGAACATGTCTTTCGCCTTGCGTTTTGTACCGGGCACTATCGACTCAGGACGCACGACGGCTTCTGAGCCGCGGTAGGGGTGCGTGCCAATCGTGCCAGCTGCGAAGTATTCCTGCGTCGTTTTCTTCGTGGCCTGCACCTCGCTGCGCGCTTCGTTGATGAGCCGCGCGTCACTGTGCACGGCCGCGCCGCCCATGCCGTCAGCGTCGTAATCGAATTCACGCATGCCGTGCTCTTCGGCGATGCGCATAGCACGCTGAACACTGTAGCCCGTGTCCGAGCCCTTGCCGCTCCATTGCGTAGCGTGCACGACGCGCCGACCTTTCAGCACGGCCATGGCGCACAAGTCGTTGCCGCGGTCGGCGATGTCAAGCGCTGCACGCATCGCGCCGCTCATCTCGATCCCGAGGAATTTATCGATATCGATGCATGCCTCGGCCCATTCGTGCGGAATAATGCCGCCCTCAAGCGAGGCGCGCCAGTCGCACATGACCTCCTGCGCGAACGTGACGGGGTCCATTTCGGATTCCATTTTGGCCAGCAACTCGGGCGTGATGCGCGGGTCGTCTCGCGTCGTGAAATCGAATCGCCGTATCGCCGGATTGTGGGCGCGCACATAGAACGAATTATTCATGCCGTTGACGCTGGAGAGGTCAATACGACAGTTCGTGTTGCGGCTCAGGTTTTTGTCAATGATCTTGGGGTGCTCGAAGTGCGCCGACTCGTCAACGATAAACATCGTCTTACGCCCGCCACGTCCCGCTTGGTCGCCCGCCTCGCCCGTTATGCTCGAACCCGTCAGCGGAAAACTGACCCGTTTGTCAGCGCTGCACTGATCGATATTGAATCCGCCGTTGAACTCCGCAGGCAGGTGTTCGAGGAATGAACGGATTTTGTAGAACAGCGTGTCGGGGTCGCCGCTACGATCGATTTTGATTTCAACCGCTGAGCCGACGCCAGCCGCGAAACCCTGCCTGAATATGCACAGCGCGCACAGTAGCGCCATGCTGACCCATGAGGCGCCCACGTCGCGCGACTTGACGACCACGCCGGGCTTGCGGTCCATGAGACAGCCCATAATCCATACGATCAGGTCGCGCTGTTTGGGGAACAATTCGAACGCCATTACGGGGTTTCGCCCCTCGTCCACTAAGCGCGGATCGATCGTATACCCCCAATCGTTGATAAAGTCGCCGAGCGTATGCCCGTCGCGCGCGTAGTAACGTTTGACCCATGCGATTTTATCAACGGCACGCACGGCCGGCTCGTCACGCCGCAGCCACGCCAAGCAATCCTCGCGGGCCTGCATCGCTGCAGCTTGCGGGCCGTACACATCGCGCAATTCGAGCCGGCGCGATGCATACGCGCTGCACTGTGCGCGCTCGTCAGGACTGAGCGCTCCCCATTGTGTGGCGCGCATTGTGGACGATAACCCCAAGATCGTCTCGAACGTGATACGAGCCGCGGGCGCGCGACGCATCGCCGCGTAAGCACGGTCGGCGATGGCCTCGGCTGTCGGAATGTCCGCGGTTTGCTTCATTGTCCGCCGAATGCGTCGAACAGTTTCAACGCATCCTCGGGGCTGGCGTCGCGCGCTGCGTGAACCGCTACGTTGGCATTCAAATTCAACGATCGCGTCACGTAGGCGCTCTGCAGCTTATTGAGCATCTCGGACGCGGCCATTTGGTCATGGGTTTGAATCTCAATTACGCCCTTCTCGTTTTGCTTCGCGCCCCTGAACAGCGCTCGGGCGCCCGGACTCAGTTCGTCCGTAGGCGTCAAGACTACCCGCCCAATGCCGTCGCCGCGGCAACGCTGACAGTTTGAGCGGGGCTTTCGGGTGTCTGGCAGGGCTGAGCGAGGGGCCTCGGAATCGAACGGCGTGGGCGCGAAATGCGCGGCGTATGCACGGGCTATCTCAGCGTCCGGCCAGCATAAGTCACACGGATCGCACACGACACGCGATAGCTCCTCGGGGTCGGCGGTCACGATTAGGCGTAGCCACGCCATGCGCTCGGCGATTGTGCTCACCGTCGCCTCGTCGGCTTTGACACGTAAGGCCGCGATTCGAGCCCGTACGCGCGGGTCGCGGTTCATATCGCCGATCTGACGCGACATGCTGCCGGCCGTGCTAGCTACGCATCCGGCCTGGCGAAACGCCTCCGCATAGCTCATGCCGGCAGCCACACACCGGGCGTAGTTTTCCATCCGTCGCGATAACGGTTTCGGCATGGGCGGCAGCGGGGGCGCGGCCACGGTGGTGCTAGGCAAGGCGTCCATAACCTTAGTGTGCGCAATTGCTAGCCGAAATTGCAAGCCACGCACAAAAATCGTTAATAGCTTTAAAGGTATGAGGGTGACGACCCATCACCTCTTGTTACTCCCTACTCTATATGTAGGGGTCCAGTATACCTTTAACCCCTACCCTTATATAAATAATATAAATAGAAGAAAGGTATAGTAAGGGAGTATATGGCTAGCTTTAATAGGGAAAATAGGGTAATCTGAGGTGGAAGGTCATCACCCTCATACCTTTGGAGTTATTAGCATGGATATTATCCCAATTGAAATTGCCCGCGAAAACGGGCTCACGCGTTATTATACTGGCGAACCGTGCCAAAACGGCCATACGTCCGGCCGCTACACGAAATCGGGCGTCTGCGTAGGCTGCGCATCGGGGCGTGTTTTTCGCCACGCGGCCCGCAAACGGTCTAAGGATGCCAAAATAACCTTAGATATATTTGTTCCCGCCGATTTCACAATGGCGCAGCGAACAGCGCTCCGGGACTGGCTGCAGTTCACATGTGTTGGCCGGTATATGGAGCATCTCACTAGCGAAGTTAAATTGACCATCTGACGCACTGCAATAGGTGGGATAATCCGGACGTACCCCGTCCGGAGACTCCCCATGCGCCCACCGAAAATTTCGCCCATCACATGCGCGCCAGACAGCGAATGGCATGAGTACGACGTATGGCTGGAGCATGACGACGGGTCGCTCGAAGGCTGCGAGGACGCCGACGCGTATTGACAGGTGCGTCAGGCATGGTATTGTCCGCAGCGTGAGTACGAAACCCCTGAAGATACACGCCGCCACGGAACACAGATTCCTGTCGTGGCCCGTCGCGTTATGTGACGATTCATCGTTTCACATACTGACCGAGATCCCCGCCGAAGTAACCTGCAAAAACTGTCTGAGGAAATATACGCATGACCACCGTCCTGTTTCTCATGGCGATAACGTTAAACATATTCACGGGCGAGGAAATCAGCCGCACTGAACTGAGCGGTCCGTATAAAACGTTGGATGAATGCGAGCAAGCGCAGTTCGTGACGGGATTTCAGCGACCCGATGGCGCCGGCCGGATCACGGTGCCGATGTGTGTAGCGCTCACGGGCGGTCAGACCACGTGAGCCCCGACTGCCGATTGTGTTATCCGCCGTGGGCTTGGCGCCTCGTGACTGTCGCCCTCGCCACGTGCTTCGTACTGCGATTCTTTGTATGAGTTTCAGTATCGTGATCGAGTGCCCGCGCCACCCTGTATATACCGGCAAGATCCGCCCGGGTAACGGATGCCTCGGCTGCGGGCTCGTGTTCACCGTCCGGAATAACACGCACCGCGTAATCAGCGTCCCCCTCGATGAGCGCACACGGTGGGACGAACGGGTAGTAAAAGAAATTGGATAAACCCGAACGCCGCGGAGCCCATTGGGTTGCGAAGGGGTGGTGTCGGTTCCTATCCGGTCGCGAGGCGCACGAATTCAAGATGGCAGTGCGCCGCGCGATCGCCCGCCAGAATAACCCCCCGCCTCGAATATGGCCGTCTCCCTGGAAACAATGACACGCGTGTCAGGTTTTATCTTACATATTAATCAGGGTTAGTCTTACATAATAATTTTGTTTTACCTATTGCATAAACCTGACACGCGTGTCAGCATGTGTCCACGGTCAATAACGACCGGGTTTGACACTAAATAGGAGTAGGGGAAGTGAGCAAAAATCAATATGTGATGACTGAAGCCCAGATAGAGGCATTGGCCGCCGAGCGTACCACGTCGTTTATGTTGGCGGAAGGTTTCGACGGGACATACCTTCGGGCCCTCGTGGCGGGCGTACAGGCGAAGCTCGGGCCGAAGCGCGGGAGGCGGCCCAGCGATGATTCGCAGCTGGGAGTGGTCGAGGCGATAGCCGGTCCGTTCTACGCCGCCGTGTTGCGGGGCGTGGTAACCCCGGATATCGCGTTGGACGCCACGCTAGAGGCCGCAGAGACGACCCGGCGCACGCGGGAGCGCAACCGACGGGCCACGTTCGCACGCACGGCAAAATCGACGCTGGTAGCTTGGATTGAGGCCGGCGGGGACGCCCGGGGCCTTGACGTGGCGACGGTCACGAAAGGGTTTCTGCGGGCGGCGGTCGCGGCCAAGCGAGACGAAGGGGGCGGTACGGTCACGACGCGCATCGAGAAGGCCCAGACGGCCATACTCGCCGCCGTGGCCCGGGAGGGGCCTGAGATTGCCAGAGAGCACCTGGAACGCGTCATAGCGACGTTACAGGCTGCCCTCGATGAACTGCCCGGCGGCGACCACGAGCACGGCGAGACAACCGTGATCCACGCGAAGCCCGAGGCAGTGTTTCGGGGCCACGTGCGGCGAGTACCAGCGGCGCCGGCTCGGGCGGCAGCGTGAAACCGGAAGAGGTGTTAGATAGTCAGGAACGGCGTTGTCTGTTACGCGCGGCCCGTGCCCATATGTTAAAGCTGCTTGATGACTACAATAGATTAGAGGGGATAGCAGCTTCAAGCACTATGGCACGGGCCGCGGCAGACAGTGCCGCTCAGGAACTGGCCTGCCTGCAGCGCGGCATAACGTGGTTGTGGCGCACGCAGACGCCCTAGGGTGAGGTCCCGGGAACACGAAACCGACGTAGAAACGGTAAATGTTCCCGGGAACTCTGATAGGAAAGTGTGACGGAGTTCTTGACACGGTTGTCAGTTCATATCAGAATAGGGCCACCATGAAACGCCTAATCAACTGGATTCTCGATCGCCTACGACCCTACCGGCACTTAGAGACATTTGCTGCGGCCCGCGATAGGATGCGAAAATGATCCGTCCGCAAACATATGCCTTGCTCGGCGTGTTGGTTTCTCTCATAGGAGTATTTTTCACGTGTTAATAAAAGGCAATTCGACTGTTTCTGCAGCGCTCCTGATCGACAACATGCGGAAGGCGTTGCAGTGGATCGCGATGGCCAATTCATCTTTGCACGGCTACGACGATTTACGAATCAAGGCCAGGATCGCACTTGATCTAGATCGGTTAGCCTCACAGTCTGATGCCGAGGTAAAATCATGACAATCGCCCTATCGCAGTTCCCTGGTATTTACGCGGTTGACGGTACCACAGCGTTGCGTGCCGCTCTCGCACTGAATCAGCCGATCGCATGGGACTGTCCCGTGACGCAGGTCGCCGGGCAAGATCCGACCAAATCGATATTCGTGCCGGACGGGGCGAACATCACGTTTATGCCAGGCGGACTGTTCACGACGGATGCATCCGGATTCCCGGCCCTCTCGATCCTGAACACGCGGGCAGTCCTGACGAATCCGCAGATTCGCTACGTGGGCGTGCCCAATATCGCCATGCCGCACGTGTGCAACACATGGAACGACGGGCCAGCTAAGGCATACCTGAATAAGCAGGGCATCGCATCGCTGTTTTGGACGGGCCCTACGAACACCTCGGCGCTGATATCGATTCGCGGCACGGCCAACGTTACGATCACGGGCGGCCGTTGTTTCGTGGACGCGGGCGTAACAGCCGATCGATTCCCGACCGTACTCCTTGAGGTCGGGCCGTGCGCGCTGCCCGGGTCAACCACGCTGGCGTTGCCTACGTTGATAGGTGACGGATTCGAACTGGATGGCAGCGTGATGGGCTACGTGGGTAGCGCGCAATTAATTCAACTGACAAATATCACGCGTAAACGATACGCCGACCTACAAGGCCCCGGCGGCGTGAACGTGGGCGGCATTGGCGATTGGATGAGCCCGCCGCATTTGTTCTATTTCAACGACAGTCCCGCCGCGCCGATCGGGATGATTGAAATCAAAGACGTGATAGACAACGCCGAATTCTGCGGCAACCCCGTACGCCGCGCGACGGGCTCGGGGTATATGAACGTAGCGAAGATGCCGCTCCCGAACGGGTCGTTTATCGACGGGCTGTATTCGCGGTGCGCCGACGGCGGTATCGGGATACTCGCAGGGCAGTCGAAAACCGGCGGCAAGATTCGAAACGCCACGTTCGTCTACGACTCCTCGATCCGGTCGGTAGACGGGAAACCGGCGAGCACGACAGGCATATTTTGGCCCTCGGCCGCTGGCGCGTATGCCGCTATGGATATCGAAATGTGTGTGCGGGATCGCGCCGGGGCGCCGTCAGTGTTCGCCACGCCCGCGGTGCCCGGTATGAATGTCAACGTGACGGTGTGCACGTAATGTATAACTGCCTCACGCATGGGCTGCAGGACGGTACATTCTGCCGGATATGCGGGCCGGTACGGGCCACGCGCGATCAGCTGGATGCCGTAGCACGCGAATACGCGGATTTGATGCGCGCCCTAGGCCATGAGGTGCCCGAGGCCAATATCCCCGTCTTACGCCGCGCTGCGGCCATACAGGACGCGTGGCGCGTCGCATTCGCCCGGGTGCTTGACTCAGCGAACGACACACAGGCGAAACCGTGACGCAAGAGCAGTTGTTCCGGGAGTGGATAGCGCGGCAGCCGTCGATGAACGTTGGCAACCTAGACTATGCGCTCAAGGATGACGACAGCATCGCATGGCTGATGTTCCAAGCTTTCAAAGCCGGTCGCCGAATCGAGCGATCATTGATGGTCAAGCGCCACGCCGTACTTACTGCCGACACAGAAGGGAAGTCATGACACCGAGAGTCGATAAATGCCATGAGAACGCGACGGCGTATATCAAGTACCAGATGCAGCAACGGTTGTCCGACCCCGAGACTGTGGCGTTTCTCGCTATCCTCAATCAGACCATCGCCGAACTCCTTGAGCTATCGGCCATGAAGATTGCGCGCCACTACCCTGCCGACACAGACTCAAAGCCATGATGACCAACGACGAATTGGCCCAAGCGATTGTTGCGACTCAGGGTCGCTTGCGCATGGTCGGGACGGCCTACGCCGAGCACCCGATTTTAGTTGAACACTTGAAGGCGCTATTGGCTGAGCAATTGAAGCGGATACGCGTGAGGCAGGCAAACTGCAAACACGCGTTTATCCGCGGAATCGTTGATCGAGAGGCGCATTGCGTGCACTGCGGGCTGCCTCAATCATCGTATCAACCGCC